TTGGTATAGCGGTAGAACAAAAAGAAGCCCTACGCTGGCAATTAGAAGCTGCCAAAATGCGGTTTGAAGCATGGCGTACCCAACAAGCTAACGATAGACAAATAGAAAGACTAACCAAATGAGAGAATTTGCCGAAGTATTTTTAGACTTAAACCGCACGATTAAAAAACTGCACAATGCCAAGCTAAAGCAAGACCACACACAGGCTTACCTAATTAGCTGTGATGTGACCGACTTGGCCCAAGAACTTGAGGATGTACTGCAAAACGATGCAAACATTCAATAAGATAATGCGAAACGCCTTCGCCACGCACATTGACTACGGTGCGTTTAAAGGTTTGATTCCTAGCAATCCAGCTTTTTGCCCTAGCAATATTGATGGCATAGCCGAGCGTAATGGCAAGTTTTTGGTGATGGAATGGAAACGCCCAAACGAAAAGGTCAGCGAAGGTCAGCGTAGATTACTGCAAGCTTTTGCCAAAACGCATAACTTTACCGTGGTCATTGTTCAGGGTAATACAGATGATGAACTGGTGATTCAAGACTTTTGGCAGGTGCAACCGTATGGCTCATGTGTAAAATTAGGGCAAGGAGTTGAGGAATTTAAAGCCTTTTATGTAATGTGGTATGAATACGCAAACCAAAAAACACTATGACAAAGTTGCCCGACTTGGCTGTATCTTGTGCCGACAATTTGGATTTAAAGACACCCCAGCCGAAATCCACCACATTAGACGATTTGGTGGGTTGCGAGAAAACGCAGAAGTCATACCGTTATGCCCCGAACATCATCGAGGGAATACAGGTGTTCACGGACTTGGAGCTAAAGGATTTGAGCGTAGATACAATCTTACTCAAGAAGATTTGCTTGCCTACACGGAGAGGTTGCTCGCTATAAATGAATGATTTAGCACTTTATTTTGGAATCGTCATATTAACGCTTCCTTTAATATCGTTGTGGATTGTATTAAAATAAACAAAACCCCAAAGGTTCTGACAAACCAATGGGGCTTCTAACCACCACAATATAAGAGGTATTGCTATGGCTGATGAAATTTTAACCCAAAAAGAATTACACAGAATTTATGAATACAAAGATGGGCATTTGTATTGGAAAATTAAGCCTAATATTATAAAAAACATTGGCGATATAGTAGGATGTTTAGACAAAACTAATCTGTATTACAAAACTAGATATAAAAATAAAAATTATTCTTTACATAGATTAATCTTTGCATGGCATTACGGTTATTTTCCGCAAGTAATTGACCACATTGATGGCAATCGGTCAAATAATAAAATTGAAAATTTAAGAGCTGCAGACAATAAATCTAATCAATGGAATCAAAAACTTCATAGTAAAAATACATCAGGCTTTAAAAATGTTGTATATAACAAATTTAAAAAAGTATGGGTTTGTCGTTTCAAAGTTAATGGCAAACACATAATGCGGGGTTATTTTAAAACTCCTGAAGAAGCAAATGAATTAGCTATAAAAATGCGTAAAGAAATGCACGGAGAATTTGCAAGAGATTTTTAATTACAACTCAAGGGGGTCGAACCCCAACTCATTAGCCACCGCTTTGGCACGGTTTCGGAACGCATGGGTAACAGTATTCCACCGACTAGCATGAATCATCTCATGGGCCATAGTTCTAATTACCGTGTCTAAATGCCCACAACGGGCCGATGAAATGGTAATGGTATGGGCGTGGGTTTCGCCATCGTCATAGAGGTAAGTACCCATGACATCGGGGTCGGCATCTACAATAAACTTCACTTCTTCAGGTAACGGTAGCTCCCAAGATGAGAATGGCTCTACGCAATACAGCATCGCATAGATGTTTTCAATAATCTTGGGGGTTAGCTTCATATCTGCAATATTTCCCCACGAAACTCAACTTCATCTTCACCGCAAGTCATAATCATCTCAGGCATTAACAGTCTGCCACGCTCCCAAGAAGCCATAATAAAGCCCTGCCGCCAGTCTTTTGAATTGTCCTCTGTGTATTGGAAGCTATCTGAATTGATGTCGGCTAATGTGCCTGTTTGTACGCCCCAAAAAGTCTTTTGGTCAAAAGTAGATATTGGGCTACAGGTCAAAACATGGGTGTGGCCCGTAAAAATGTTACAAAAACTAGCTTGAACATTCTGATAACCAGCGTATCGACCGCCTTTATGCCTGTGTTTAATTACAGTATCGTCATTGACCCAAAACGACCAGCAAGTTTCCCAATTTGGGAAGTGGTATTTTAGGCTAAAGCCATCCACCCCGCTAAACTCGCTGGCACGGGATACAAGAAATGACTCGTACCGCATATCGTGATTGCCCAAAGTCCATACCAGCCTACACCCTGCTGGCTTAACCTTTTCAATGGCTTCCAAATGGGTTTTACAGTAATTTAGTTCTTCTAAAACTGTAGGCTTGCGGTCGTAATTAATGGCTGGAAAGCGACTTAATACCGCCCCGTCAAACGCATCACCATTACAAATAATGGCTTTTGGCTTGAAATACTCAATAAATTTGAGTAACGCTTTAAATCCTGTGGTGGTTTCTTCTGTAAAGTGAGCATCCGAAAATATAATGACCCGACCTTTTTCTAACTCCATCCCCCGTCTAACGCTATGTTGCGTTGCATCTAATCGTTCTTGTAGTTTTGCTTGGCGTTCATTTTTTTCTTGCCTGCACCGCTCTTTATAATTTTCTAATTGTTGAGCTTTGTAATTTGGGTCGGTTGCTAATACTATTCCGTATTTAATTTCTAGCATCCTTCTTCGAGCCATAATATTTCGTATGTTTGTTCCTAGCTCTTTGCCTAGTGCCGTTGGACTTGGAAACTCTTTCCATTTAGCAATAAACTCCTTATCGGTTAAGTAATAACCAAATTGATTTTTGCCCATATTTAAGCCTAATCGTGATAAAGTTAGCCTATCTTAACTGAATTTTGTTAATAATCAATGCCATACGCCCGTAAGGTTGATGTAAACCAAGCAGAAATAGTAGAAACCCTTAGAAAAGCGGGGGCAGATGTGTACATTTTGTCGATGGTTGGGCGTGGAATTCCTGACCTGATGGTGTGCTACAACGGTGAAACAATCTTGATGGAAGTCAAGAGAGATGCAAAGGCTAAGTTTACTAAAGACCAGCTTAAATTTATTGCCAACTGGAAAGGTGGGCCACTTAGCCGTGTTGATAGCCCTGAAGCTGCATTACGAGCGATTGGATTAATCCGTGCTGTTGAGCAATCTTAAAACCACCGAATACAATCAAGACTATTATGACGAGCATAAAGATGCTGGTCTTGATTACTTGGGGCATGGCTATTGGCAAGAGGAATACGCCAAAATGGTCACAGAAGCCTGTAAAACGCCCCGTGACGGCTTTGTGGTCGATGCTGGATGTGCGTGTGGCTCAATCCTAAAAGGCTTTCATAAGCTCAATATGCGGGTCTTAGGGGTAGATTTAAACGAATCCATGATTGGGTTAGGTCGTACCCATTATGGGTATTATGCCAATGAGCTTGTTTGTGGCTCAATCGCAGAAACTCCCGCATTGACTGAAAGCGTGGATTTAGTGCATACCGCACAGGTGTTAGAGCATATCCCGCAAGACCAAATGGATGCCATTTTGCATGAATTTTCAAGAATTTTAAAGAAAAACGGTAGAGTTTTTATATGCTTAGACGCAGTTAAGGATGGCGAAACTAAAGAAATGTATATGGGTGACCCAACCCATGTGAACATCCAACCAATTCGATATTGGTACAAGTTATTTCACAAACACGGGTTTATGTTTGATGTCGAAGCATATAACAAATTTGTTAGGTCTAAATACAAACCAACAGCCGACAAAGACGAGAACTTTTTTAACGCTTACCCTTACTGGAGTGTGTGGATTTTGCAAAAAACCTAATATAATTGGGTAACTACAGGAGTTTTCTATGGAAAATTGCGCTTTATTCCTAGCCACATTACTACATTCTGCGACTAACACGCATTTTTTCCATTGGAGTACAGGCTCATACGCCCAACATAAAGCTCTTGGTAACTACTATGATGAAATCGTAGAGTTGGTCGATACTTTAGCTGAATCTTACATGGGTAAATACGGAAAGCTGACCAGCTTCCCAAGCGTTTACCACCAGCCTAAAGACCCGATTAAATACATGGAATCGCTACAAAACTTTGTGGCTGATGCCCGTCAAGATTTGCCGCAAGATTCTGAGTTGCAGAACATCATTGATGAGATTGCAGACCTTATCAATTCCACCACTTATAAACTTAAGTTCTTGAAATAAAAGGAGAAATCATGCCGAAATACAATCCAATGGATATGGCATATGTGCTAAAGATGTCTAAGACTGGTTCGGCTATGACGCCCCGTGAACTAGAACTCATGCAAAACATTAACCAAGCTATGTTGCCTGAAGTCGCTGCTGGAAATGTTGGTATTTTGCCCCCAACCCAAAACGGTATGCCGATGGGTCAAGCGTTCCCACAAGCGGGTGCTGCTATGAGTCAAGCTGAGATGGCTCGCATGATGCAAGGTCAAACTGGCGCAGCCATGACCCCCGTAGAATTACAACGCATGATGAATATGAGAGGCCGATAATGCCTTTAATCAAATCAGGCAGCAAAGAAGCGGTAGGCAAAAACATCAAAAAAGAGATGGAAGCTGGCAAGCCAAAGAAACAAGCTGTCGCTATTGCTTTATCAAACGAGCGTAAATACGCCAAAGGCGCACGCAAAGCTAAGTTAGAAGAAGCTTACGGTAAGTACATCGAAGAAAAGGCATGAGCCGTAGAGACCAAATCCGTGCTGCAATGGATAAGCACGATAAGCCAATCGCCAAGACTACGAAAGGCAAAGGTCGCCATTACTTATCGACAGAAGAAGGTGCAGGCATGACGGCTGCTGGCAGAGCCGCCTATAACCGCAAGAACAACGCCAATTTACAAGCCCCCCAAGCTAGTGGCCCACGACATGATAGCTTCTGCGCTAGGTCTAAAGGCTGGACTGGGGAACGAGGAAAAGCAGCTAGAGCAAGGTGGAAATGCTAATGAAAAACGGACTATATGCAAACATACACGCCAAGCGTGAACGCATTAAAGCTGGTTCAGGCGAAAAGATGAAGAAGGCTGGTCAAGAAGGCCGCCCAACCGCCCAAGACTTTAAAGATGCCGCTAAGACTGCTAAAAAGCCCCGCAAACAAGTAATTGCTGACGCTATGAAGGATATGTAATGTTTAAAAAAGAAAAGATTAAGCCTGAAAACAGTTTGTTGCAACCGCACAAACAATCTACATTAGAGAAGAATCAAGATAAGCGTGAGAAGCGTAAAGCAGAGCTTATGAAGCACTTTAATAAATTTGCTAAGGACATTGCGTAAATGGCTACATTGGCACAAGTTTTACGCCAAGCTGGATATGTAACGCCCGACAATCAGGTGGCAGGCCCACGCACAACCACGGCTCAGACCATGAGCAACTACATTCGTAACATCATTCCAAATGCCGCCCAAAATCTAGCCCAACAACGAGCCGACATTGACGCTGCTTTAACAATGGGTGACCAAGGCATACAAATAGGCGATAGAGCCGCATTTGAACGCCAAATGGCTCAAGTACCTAATTTAATGGGATTGACCGCTTATCATGGTACACCCCATACCATTAAAGGTAAATTTGACATTAGTAAGGTAGGAACTGGTTCAACATCTACTAATTTTGGGCATGGCACATATTTTGCCGAAAGTCCTGATGTAGCTGGTATGTATATGGTTTCAAGAAATAAAGTTGCAGGGCCAACCGAAGGTAATTTATATAAAGTAGATATACCTGATGAACTAATACCAAAAATGGTTAATTGGTACGAAGAAGTGCCTGAATCAGTAGCAAAACCCTTGTCAAACAAAGCGTTAGAACAATTTGGAAGCGGATTAAGTAATACATCAGGGGAAAAATTATATAAAGATTTGGTATTTTCTTTTAAACAAAAAGGTTCAAAAACTCCTGAAGCTGACGCATCTAAATGGCTTTCAGAACAAGGCGTTGCTGGTATTAAATACGAAAATATGCAAATGGTTAAAGGCCAAGGTGTAGGAACTAACAACTATGTTGTATTTGACCCTGATAAAGTAAACATACTAAAAGGCTACGAGAATAAATTAAATAGAAAAGAATTACTTAAAGAACAAATTGAAAATTTAGACAAGTAGTATTAGAATTTACCCTAACTAAATCAATCACTTGAGGTAGTAATGGATAATAAAGAATCGAAAACTGTCGATGTAAGGCATAAAAACCTTAGTCGAGCAGGCAGACCAGCAGGAATACCTAATAAATCCACCGCATTGGCTAGAGAAGCCATAGCACGGTTTGTTGATGGTAATAGCCATAAGTTACAAGAGTGGCTAGAAGCTATTGCTGATGACCCTAAATACGGCCCTAAACACGCATTTGACTGCTTTATGCAAGTGGCTGAATACCATGTACCCAAATTGGCTCGTACTGAGCATACTGGTAGCGAAGAGAAACCTATCCGTTATGTGGTTACATGGAAGAAGTAACCGAATATACAGACTACAACATAGAACTGTATAAGCCTAGGGATGTATTCTTAGACTTCCACGACAGAACCCAGCGATGGGCTGTGATTATTGCTCACCGAAGGGCTGGCAAGACTGTAGCTTGCATTAATGACATTCTTTGGCGAGCCTTGACCGAAACCAAGGAAAATGCCCGATATGCGTATATTGCTCCGTACTATGCCCAAGCTAAGTCTATTGCGTTTGATTACCTTATGCAGTTTAGTGAGCCTGCTAGGGTACGCCATAACATTTCTGAACTATGGGTCGAACTGTTTAACGGGGCTAGAATTCGTTTGTTTGGTGCAGACAATCCTGACGCACTTAGGGGTTTATACCTAGATGGCGTAGTGCTAGACGAATATGCCGACATGAAGCCAAAGATATGGGGCGAAGTTATTCGACCTTTATTGGCTGATAGACAAGGCTGGGGTGTGTTTATTGGTACACCTAAAGGTCATAATACCTTTTACGATATTTACCAGTATGCTACTTTGCATCAAAACGAGTGGTACTGTTCCGTCTTACGGGCTAGTCAGACTAAGCTGATTGCTCAGTCAGAACTAGATGACGCCTTAAAATCCATGAGCGTTGACCAGTATCAGCAAGAGTTTGAGTGTAGCTTTGAAGCTGCCATACTGGGTGCTATATACGGCACAGAGATGCGTTTACTCACAGATGCTGGGCGTATTACTAAAGTTGAAGCTGACCCCATGTTCCCAGTCAATACGGCATGGGATTTGGGCTATAACGATGCTACGGCTATTTGGTGGTATCAAGTCGTGCATGGCGAGATTCGCATATTGGACTACCACGAGGCACATGGGCAACCTATCATTTACTACGCCAACCAAATCAAAGAACGACCCTATGAATATGGCACACATTGGCTACCGCATGATGCTCGTGCAAAAACATTGGCAAGTGGTGGTAAGTCAATAATTGAACAATTAATGGATAAATTGCCCCTAAAAAGCGGAAATTTGTTTAAAATTGTTCCAAATCTGTCATTACAAGACGGTATTCAAGCTACAAGGATGGCATTAGCTAGAACTTGGTTTGATGGTTTTAAATGTCAGGATGGGATTGAGTGCTTGCGTCAGTATCAGAGGGAGTACGATGAGGATAAGAAGGTATTTAGGGATAAGCCCCGCCATGATTGGACTTCACATGGTGCGGATGCTTTCAGGATGCTTTCTGTCGCTTGGCAGGATGAGTCGCAAATTAAAGACCCTAACGCACCGATTCGTGGATTGGTTGTGGGTCAGAACGAAGTAACCCTTGAGGAAATGTGGCGAAGCACACCAACAACTAAATATCAAAGGTATTAGATATGAACGATACGCTAAATAAGACCTACGAGGATTGGTATAACACCATAGCCCAGTACGATAAGTCTTTTAGGGAATGGGAAGCACGAGTACCTCGGATTATTAAGCGTTACCGTGATGACAGCCGTACCCGTAACAACCCTAATGCTCGCTTTAATATCCTTTGGTCGAATGTTCAAGTTATCCGACCCGCTATCTTTGCAAGACTACCAAGACCCGATGTAAGCCGTAGATTCCGTGACAACGACCCGATTGGGCGTGTTGCGTCAATGATGCTTGAACGGGCATTGGAATATGAGGTTGAACATTACGGTGACTATCGCTCGGCTATGGATAATGCAGTCCTTGACCGCCTGTTAGGTGGGCGTGGTACTGCATGGGTGCGGTATGAGCCACACATTGTTGCTGAAGCCAACGACTTAAACACAGGAGTAGCGGGTCAGGATGTCGGCAACGGTGTACAGATAACAGAGGATGCCGATGAAGCCGAAACGCAAGACGCTGAATTATTGGAATCGCAAGAGCGCATTGAGTATGAGTGCGCCCCAGTTGATTATGTGCATTGGCGTGACTTTGGTCATACTGTTGCTCGTACTTGGGAAGAGGTAACGGCTGTATGGCGTAAAGTCTATATGAGCCGTCAGGCATTGATTGACCGCTTTGGCGAGGAAGTTGGTAGCCGTATTCCGCTAGACACCAAGCCTGACACAGACAAATGGGCCACCAAGCAAATGGTTGCCGAGCATTACCAAGCTTGTATATACGAGATTTGGGATAAAGAGCAAGGTAAAGTCTTTTGGCTCAGTAAGTCGATGGGTGAAATTCTTGACGAAAAGGATGACCCATTACAGCTTGAGGGCTTTTTCCCATGCCCTAAACCTTTATACGCTACGCTAACCACAGACAACCTTGAGCCTGTACCTGACTTTGTACTATATCAAGACCAAGCCAAGCAATTAGACACGCTGGCTGACCGCATTGACGGCTTAGTAAACGCCTTGCGTGTGCGTGGTGTGTATGACGCTTCTGAGTCTAGCCTTGCCCGTCTATTCTCTGAGGGCGAGAACAATGCCTTGATTCCAGTCAAGAATTGGGCTGCCTTTGCTGAGAAGCAGGGAATGAAAGGGGCGATTGACCTTGTAGATTTAGCCCCGTTTGCCCAAGCCTTACAGATGGCTTATCAGGCGATGGAGCAAGTCAAGGGTCAGATTTACGAGATTATGGGCATTGCCGATATTCAGCGTGGTCAGACCGACCCCAATGAAACGCTTGGCGCACAGATTATTAAGTCCAATAATGCTTCAGGTCGCCTAAAGACCATGCAACACGCAGTCGTGGACTTTGCGACCGAACTGCTCCGCATCAAAGCACAGATTATCTGCAAGCACTTTACAGATGACACCATCGTCAAGATTAGTGGCGCAATGCAGTTAAGCCCACAAGACCAAGCGTTAATCCCACAAGCCTTAATGTTGCTCAAGGATGAGCCAGCTAAGAACTTCCGCATTGAAGTTACCAGCGACTCAATGATTTTCCAAGACGAGCAACAAGAGAAACAAGACCGTATAGAGTTCTTACAGGCTATGGCTGGCTTTTTACAACAGACTATTCCTGCTGCTCAAGCCACGCCTGAGATTACCCCAATGCTAATGGAGATGCTCAAGTTTGGTGTAACCGCATTTAAGGCTGGTAAAGGCATGGAAGGACTCATTGATGAAACTGCCGATAATTTTAGAAATCAGGCTAAAGCGATGGAAGGCCAGCCTAAACCACCGCCTGTTGAGATTCAGAAACTCCAGATGCAAATGCAGGCCAAGCAGGCCGAATTGCAGGCTCAAGCCCAGCTTGAAGTACAGAAGCTACAAGCTCAGATTGAAGCTGAGAAGGCTAAACAGGAGTTCCAAGCCCAAGAGAACCAGCTTAAGTTCCAGTTGGAAGACCAGCGCAATCAGCGTGAGATTGAGCTAGAAGCTGAGTTGACTAAGATGAAAGCCGAGTTGGAAAACAACAAAGATATTCTTTTGGCTTATCTCGACAATAGCACTAAAATTGAAACTGCTCGTATTTCTCAGGGGCTTACTGATGGTTCTGATGCGTACATTGAAACCGCAGGACAAGCTAAGATTATGCAAGACCAAATGGGGTATCCAAATATGGCAAACCATCCGTTACAACCTATCATTGAAAATATGCAGAACAGCAACAATCAGATGGCACAGGTGTTAGCTGCCTTGATTGATAAGTTAAGCCAACCCAAGCAAGTTATTCGTGACGAAAACGGTAAGATTATCGGGGTTCAGTAATGGCTTTAACCTACTCCAATGCTGTCCGTAGCGCACAAAATAATGCGTTAATTACCTTTGCTGGTACTAACGCTATTATTCATTTGTATGCGGGTACGCCACCAGCTAACGCCAACACGGCAATTACTACACAGACATTGTTGGTAAGCCTGCCGATTGTGGGTGCTTTTGGTACAGATAGCAACGGAGTATTGACTCTTAACCCAGTTACCGCCACTAGCGCAACAAACGGGGGCACAGCGTCATTCTTTCGCATCACCAAATCAGATGGTACAACCGTTGTAATGGATGGAAGTATCGGAACATCGGGGGCTGATTTAATCCTTAACACGACAACCATTGTTGCCCTGCAAACTGTTTCCATTACTTCAGGCACGATTATTAGGAACAACCAATAATGGCTATAACCGTCAAACACACCAAAGTTAGCACCGTACCTGATAGCGCAGATACAAGCTTAGTACGCCCATCGGATTGGAACGCAGACCATACTTTAACTGGCTTGGGTACGATGGCAGAACAAGATGCCAATAATGTCAATATTACGGGCGGGTCAATTAGTGGTGCTACGGTATCGGGTTACATCCCAACGACCGAAAAGGGTGCAAACAACGGTGTAGCCACGCTAGATGCTGGGGGTAAAGTACCAACTAGCCAAATCCCATTACAGGGTGACTTGAACTATCAAGGCACATGGAACGCTAATACCAACACCCCAACCCTGACATCAAGCACAGGAACTAAGGGTTATTACTATGTTGTGGATGTAGCTGGTACGACCAACCTAAACGGCATCACCGATTGGCAGATTGGTGACTGGGCTATTTTTAACGGCACAGTATGGCAAAAGGTAGATAACACCGATGCGGTTACTAGCGTAAATGGTCAAGTTGGCGCAGTCGTATTAACCACAACCAATATCGCTGAAGGCACAAACGAATACTTTACTCAGGCTAAAGCTAGAAATTCTTTAAGCGCAGGCACAGGAATTACTTACAGCACCTCAACAGGTGTGATTACCAATGCTGCACCTGACCAAACCGTAGGACTGACTGCTGGAACTGGCATCTCGGTATCGGGAACTTACCCTAACTTCACTATTACAAATACTAGCCCATCAAGCGGTGGGGATGTGGTTGGCCCAGCATCGGCAACAGACAATGCCATTACTCGTTTTGATTTAACAACTGGCAAACTAATTCAGAACTCAACCGTAACCCTTGATGACAATGGCAACATTATTAATGCCAATTCGCTTGGTTTAGATACAACTCCTGCAACTGTACCAACAGCCGTAGGCACAGTTTCTTGGGATGATGGCGATGGAGTGCCAACAGTCCAATTAAAGGGTGGTAATGTCAATCTGCAAGTCGGCACACAAGAATACGCACGGGTTTATAACGATAGCGGTACAACTCTAACAAGGGGTCAAGTAGTCTACATTTCAGGCTCACAAGGTAACCGTGTAGCCGTTAAGTTGGCTAGGGCTGATGTAGAAGCCACATCATTTGGCACGATTGGATTAGTTGCAGAAACCATCAACAACGGTGCTGAAGGTTTTATTGTTGTTTCTGGCGCACTATACAAACTTAACACTACAGGATTGACTGCTGGTGCTACGGTCTATGTGTCGCCCACAACCGCAGGCGCATTGACTACCACAAAACCACAAGCACCTGACCAATTAGTAGTCGTAGGCTGGGTTGAGCGTGTAGATAATATTGTAGGTTCTATCTATGTTAAGGTAGATAACGGATACGAACTAGACGAATTGCATGATGTACGCATTACTAGCCCCCAAAGCGGTAATGTGCTGATTTATGACGCATCTACAAGCCCTATTGGTGTATGGAAGAACGCAAACCTAACAGACGGCACAGGCATCTCAATTACCGAAGGGGCGGGTTCAGTCACAGTAACGAATACTGGTGTTACCGCTCTCTCTGCTGGTACAGGAATATCCGTATCGGGTTCGACTGGTAGCGTAACGGTAACCAATACTGCACCTGACCAAGTAGTCAGCCTGACCGCAGGCACAGGAATTAGCACTTCAGGAACTTACCCAAGCTTTACTGTAACCAATACTGCGCCTGACCAAACAGTAGTATTAACTGCTGGTACAGGAATTAGCACAAGCGGCACATATCCTAACTTTACGATTACCAATTCTGCGCCAGACCAGACTGTAAGCCTTACGGGTGCTGGAACGACCACAATTAGTGGTACTTACCCAAACTTTACAATTACCAGTAACGACCAATACACAGGTACGGTAACTTCAGTAAGTGGGTCAGCCCCGATTGCATCAAGCGGTGGCAACACCCCAACCATTAGTATTACTCAGGCTACATCATCGACTGATGGATATTTATCTAGCACCGATTGGAACACCTTTAACAATAAACAGCCTGCTGGCACTTATGTGACATCTGTAGGGGCTACAAGCCCTGTAACCAGCACGGGCGGTACAACTCCTACGATTGCTATGCCAGCCGCCAATGGAAGCACTAACGGCTATCTGACAAGTACAGATTGGACTACCTTTAACAGCAAGGGTAACGGAACGGTTACTAGCGTAGGTGGCACAGGCACAGTCAACGGCATTACTTTAACTGGAACGGTCACATCAAGCGGGAACTTAACTCTTGGTGGCACTTTATCAGGCGTGAATTTGACCACCCAAGTAACTGGCACATTGCCTATTGCTAACGGTGGCACAGGACAGACAACGGCTAATGCTGCATACAACGCATTAAGCCCAATGACTACGACTGGTGATATGACTTACGAGGCAGCAGGCGGTATTGCTACTCGTTTGCCGATTGGTACTAGCGGTCAAGTATTGACTGTAAGCGGTGGTATCCCAGCGTGGGGCGCAGCCGCCAGTAGCAATATTACCGCCAACGGATTGTGGGAAAACGCTGCTACCATCTCATCTAACTATACGATTGGTACAAATAACAATGCCATGAGTGCAGGCCCAATCACCGTAGCGACTGGTGTAACGGTAACCGTGCCTACTGGCTCAACTTGGACTGTTGTGTGACGACACCCGCATTTCAACTAGACGCATTTCAGCCTAACGCCTTTCAGACGCTAGTCGTTGAGGGCGTAATTGACGCTACTGACAATAACGACCTAGGCATATTCCTAGGTAATGTTTCAGGCGGTGGCGAGCAGATGGATACCCATGACGGCTTTACCCCTGAAGAAATCCGCAGGGCTAGAAAGCTAGACGCTAAGATACGGGCTAAACAAGCCGCCTTGTACAAAGCACAGGAAGAAGCTAAGAAACGCAGGAAGCAACAAATCAAAGATTTAGTTGACCCACCTGTTGCAAAAGCAAAACGAAATAAACTACAATCTATTCAAGAGGTTAAGGCTGATATACCGTCAGTCGATACTACAGAACTAGAGCAGTCTATCGCCTACCTTGAGAACCAACGCAGTAAGTTACTGAAGGCGGTAGAGTTAAGAAAGCAACAGGCTTATATAGAAGCTCAGTTAGCGATACTCGAAGCCCAGCGACAAGCTGAGTTGGATGATGAGGAATCGTTGCTGATGCTTTTATGACACCATATTTACAGTATAAAAAAGGTTTAGACCTGCTCCACATGGGGCATTACCAATCAGGCTTTCGCCTGTATGAGTTCAGATGGCATCCAAAAACCCGTGAAGCTACAGGGGAAAAGTGGGATAAATGGGTAAAAGCCCCCAAATGGAACGGGGAACGCCTATACGATAAGCATATTACTGTGCAGATGGAGCAAGGCTTTGGCGATATTATCCAGTTCGCTAGGTTCTTGCCGATGCTAAAAGCATGGGGCGCACGGGAAGTGTCGGTGATGTGCCACAAGTCTATGATGCAGTTGCTAGGTCAAATGGACTGCATTGATACCCTGTCTTGTATAAGAGATGAAGGCAGACCGCTAGAAGCTGACTATTGGATTGGCAGCATGAGTTTGCCATTCTTTGCACTACACGCCCCCATGTATGTGCGTCAGTCATTCCCTATTACCAAAGACAAGATTGTAGGTTCTGAGGGCTATTTAAACGCCACTCCAAGCGGTATTGAGCGCAAGGTAGGGGTAAATTGGCACGCCAGCACAGGGCCACTTCACTATGTTAAGTCTATTGATGTCAATGAATTACGGGAAATGTTAGGTAACGATGTTTACTCGCTAAACCTAAATACCGATGACATTTTTCAACCTTTGCCACCTGACGGCTGGAAAGAGAACTTTTATAAGACCGCTTGCCACATGAAAGCCATGAAAGCGGTGGTAGCGCCCGATACTGCTACGGCTCATCTTGCAGGTGCATTAGGGGTCAAATGTTTCTTGCTATTGCCTGAAGATAACTATATTTGCTGGCGATGGAAGCATGGGGTGTGGTACGACTCGGTTGTGCCATTGCGTAAACAAGACTGGCAAAAATTGCCGTTTTTATTGGAGAAACTATGATTTGCCCTAAATGTGGCTATTCTGAAGGTAACCATGTTGTTGCCAAAACCGATAAAGAGAAGTATTTGGAGTTCTGGGGATATGCCCAAGGCACGCCCGAAGCCGAGGAAGCTTGGCGACTAAAACAAGAAATGACCGCACGGGAAGCCCCGATGGTTATGTCAGACATTGAAGGCTATGTATCTCAGGTCGATGGCACATGGATTAAAAGCCGTAGTCACCACAGAGAACACCTTAAACAGCATCGCATGATTGAACTTGGCAATGATGTGCCTTTGCAACACAAACCTGTCGAGCTTGACCGCAAGACCCAAGAAGCCCGTAAACGCAAGATTGCCGAACTTGCTTACGCCAAACTAAACTATCGTTAAGGAGTAATCATGGCAGACCGCAGAGAGATGTTAGAAGCAGCAATGGCAGATGTAGAAGTGCCAGAGGATGAGGGTAAACCCGTAGATACAGAGGAGATACATGAGGAGAGTGAAGTCGAGGTTTCTCAAGACGAACCAGTACGGGATGAAAAAGGTCGCTTTGTCTCAAAAGAGGAAACGCCTGCAAAGGAAACAAGCTCTGAGGATATTGCAAAAGATGAGGTTGCACCCGAACAGCCCGAAGAACAGCCTACGACTGGCGATATACCAAAGCCTACAACTTGGAAGAAAGACCTATTACCTTTATGGGACAAGATAGCTAAAGGCGAAACATTAACACCTGAAGAAAGCAGAAAACACCTTGAATACCTTAACCAACGAGAGAATGAATTTAAAAAGGGCGTTAGCGTATATAAAGCGGAAGCGGAGCGAGCAAAGGTACTTGAGGAAGCTCTCAACCCGTTCTTGCCAGAACTCCAAGCACAAGGAATCCACCCAGCCGCTTGGATAAGCAACTTAGGTCGGGCGCATTACACGCTAGTCAAAGGTACGCCTGAGCAGAAACTCCAAATGTTTCATAGACTTGCGCAGGATTATGGAGTAAACTTAAAACCAACTATTGAACAAAATGGTGAATTAACACCACAAGATGTATATACACAACAATTAATGCAACAGCTTTATCAAGTTAATCAAGAGGTTAGCACGATAAAGTCACGGTTTGAGATGGAAGAACAACAACGCTTGAGCAATGAAATCGAGCGTGTAAGAAGTGACAGAGAGCGGTTTCCGCACTTTGATATGGTTAGGGAAGAAATGGCTCAACTACTTGAGCTAGGTAAGGCCCAAGACCTTGAAACGGCTTATACGAAAGCTGTGCGCCTGAATGACGAAGTTTGGGCATTGGAACAGGATAGACTCCTGAACGATGCTAGAAAACAAGCGTCTAAAGCCCAGCAAGTAGCACGAGCTAAAGCAACGGCTGTTAGCCCAAAATCCGTTACTCCTAGCGGAACACAAGCGAAAGTCGAAGCAAAGGACAGGCGTTCAATGCTGATGGCGCAGTTAGCCGAGGCAGAGAGCGGTAGGCTTTAATTAACTTTTAATAAGGATATATCATGGCATTTGCTAACTCAGCAATCACCGATATTATCGCTACCACCATTCAAAGTCGTAGCGGTGAATTGGCTGATAACTTAACGCAGAACAATGCGATTCTGCAACGCTTAAACTCTAAGGGCAATGTACGCCCATTCTCG